GGCGGTGGTTATTTTATATGGGCTGGTGGCGGCGGCGGAGGTGCTGGTGGACCTGGAGTTAAGGCAGTGTATTCATCAGCTTATGGCAATCGTGGAATAACTACTCTTCCTAATGGAGGACCCGGAAGACAATCTACAATCAATGGTATCACCTATGCTGGTGGCGGCGGCGGCGCAGCAAATTACATGACAAGTAATACCACAGTTGTGCTAGGTGGTGGAACCGGAGGAACCGGTAGTAGTGGTGCTAATTCTGGTCAAGGTGGGTCTGGAGCTAACGGAAGTTCTGGCATAGTAGTAGTACAATATAGTGGAACTACACAACGAGCAACTGGTGGTACTATCTCAGTTGGAGCTAATTATGTAAGACATACCTTTACATCTAGTGGAACATTTACTTTAATGTAATAAATATTTTTTTATGGGACATTTCGCAAAAATTAATCAAGATAGTATTGTAGAACAAGTCATCGTTGCTGATCGGGAATTTATTAATTCTGGAGCAGTTGGGGATGCCTCACAATGGATTCAAACCTCTTATAATACTCGAGGGGGAGTTCATTATAAACCAGATTCCAATGAACCTAGTGGCCAGCCAGGTTTGAGAAAAAATTATGCTGGAATTGGCTATATCTATGATAAAAAGAGAGATGCCTTTTATTCTCCGTCTCCATTTCCTAGTTGGGTTTTAGACGAAGATACTTGCCATTGGCAAGCTCCAATTCCACTTCCTTCTGATTCTGGAGAAGTAGTAGATGGAATTCTCAGAATATACAATTGGAATGAAGAAGACAAGAAATGGGATTTAATTAAATTAGACCCTCCATCTACTCCTGAAACCGTTAGTTAAATAAAAAATAATTCTGTTTGATATTTCTTATTAAAGACAAAGCCACAAGCTAAATATAACATAATATATGAGTCTCACTAAAATTAATCTTAACATGTTACAAACACCAGCTTCTGGAGTACTGGCTGGTCTTAATAGCTTTGTAAGCCATAACGATTCTTTTGTTATTGGAGCCAACATTAATTCTACTAGTGAGTCGACTCTTTTTGTCAACAGTCTTAGTGCACGAGGAAAAATTCGAGGAGATGCTAGTGAACTTACCAACATTGGTATAGCGTTCAATACTCAGATGTATATGAACTCTCCACTATCCGGAACTCCAACGGCACCGACAGCCCCCACTCCGTCTTATAATAAAATTATAGCAAATACAGAGTTTGTTAAAAACGCCATCCGCTTTGCTTTAGATGATAGTCCTTCCTTATCTGGAATTCCAACAGCTCCCACCGCCGAGTTAACAGATAGTAGTGAACAAATTGCCAATACTAAATTTGTTAAGGATCAAAAATACTTAACAGCAGCAAATAGAAATTTATCAGACGCATTAACCAGAACTCCAGCAGATTCTGTTGTTGTAGGAAAAAATTCTTTAAGAAAAGAAGAAGAAAATTCCACAACAGTTTATGATACAACTTATATCACTGGTGATTTTGCTGGTCGCTGTTTAGTAGCTATTGACATTCCAAGTGGAAGTGGATATCAAACCGGTGACTTCTTATATGTCACCAGTGAAACAGACAGTGCTTTGAGTTCTACCTATGAAGTGATAGACTCTAATAGCTCTCAGGTTTTTATTGATGCTCCTTATGATATTTCATCCGCATCAGGTAATATTAATACTCAGCTCAATGAACGTCTGAACATAGCCATTGGCCAAGAAACCTTAAAAAATCTCAGTACTGGTTCTGATAACATTGGAGTAGGATTTAGAGCCGGTGGTTCCGTAGAAGATTCTAGTTACAATATAGCTATTGGTAATATTTCTGATGCTAATAACGGTTCTGTTAGTTTAGGTTATTTTGCTCAAAGTTGTGATAACTCTATATCATTAGGAAATTCTTCTCTGGCTTCACACGATGCTGTATCTGTAGGACCTAATACACAATCTTCCTTGAAAGGAGTATCAATTGGATACACCACTCAAGCCTCCACCGAAGGGGTAGCTATTGGTTATAATGCTCAGGCATCTGATGAAAGTATTTCGTTAGGAACAGATTCCCTTTCTTTAAGTGGCTCCATTGCTCTTGGTTCACAATCCTCAGCTTCTAAATGTGGAGTATCACTAGGATATGGTTCCAATACAGATGAAGCAGGCATATCTATCGGTCTTAATTCTAATGCTACCAATTATAATATAGCTATTGGAGTTGGTAGTGATGCAGGAACTACTCCAGGAGCCATAGCCTTAGGTGCTGGGGCCGTAGCTAATGATAATCATATTGCTATCGGTAGTACCGCTTATCCATTACACGTAGAAACTGCTACTGGAGGTGAGACTTTAGAAGTTCATGTAAATGATAATCTAAGATATATTCCGTTATACTCCACCAGCCCTCAAGTTTTATCACAAGGTCCTAGAGAATACACCAACGTAGTAAATATAGTACCTCCTACCACTGTAAATTATGGAATCTATGATCAAACTGTATTGTTCCATACCGCAGAAGCTACTAATAACTTTGTTTTAAATTTCCGAGGCAGTGGTTCAGATTCCTTAAACAGTGCTTTATCTATTGGAGGGTCTGTTAAGGTTTCTTATTACTACAACAACGGAGCATCAGCTTATGGTTGTTCTTTAGTTCAAATTGATGGAAACGATCAATTTATTTATTGGGAAAACAATTCTACTCCATCTCCAGTTGTGCGTGGAACTAATGTCTACACATTCACCATAGTTAAAACAGATAATGGTCTCTTTAATGTTTTTGGTAATTTAAAAAATTATGGAGCTGTAGATCCTTATTTCTCCAGTGTATCTTTATTAATTCAAGGCAACGGAATACATGGTAGTCAAAATATTTTAGACACTAGTAGTAATCATGTAGGAATTGTTGCTTATGGTGATACTCAAATTGATACAGATATTCGCAAATTTGCCCCTGGTTGTGTTTTATTTGATGGTGCCGGGGATTATCTCTTGATCGGCGCTAATAGTGGATTTAACTTTGGTACTGGAGCTTTCACCATTGAAGGTTGGATTCGTATTCATGGTAATTCTAATCAAACTATTTTATTATTAAATGCTTCAGAAGCTGGTTATGGTGGATTAAAATTGTCTTTAGATTCTTCCGGCCACTTAAGCTTAGATATGCAATCTACCAGTAAATCCTCTTGGGATTATAGCTCAGGAACCATTAATCCAGGTAGCTTAATAAACAACTGGCATTTATTTACAGTTTCTAGGGACAATTCCGGTAACATTAAAGTGTTTATAGATGGTGACACCCTTTACAGTGATACCTGGGCCGGAACCATTTACAGTGGCGGACAAAATTACATCGGTGCCTTAAATAATAGCACCAATTATTTACACGCCCATTTAGATGATTTGAGAATCACCAAAGGTATTGGTCGTTATACTCAAAACTTCACCCCTCCAAACACTCCGTTCCCAATTCAATAATATATTATGTTAATCGCTAAATTAAACAATCTAGGAGATATAGCTGAAATAGCCAACTATACAGAGTTTGGTGGATTCTCCGATATTCCAACTCATGAAGATCTCAAAGCAGCTGGTTATCGTAAAGTTAATCTTTGGCGCCCATATAATAAAGACACAGAAAAATTAGTTTCTTGTGATCCAGTTTTAGAAGAACCTTGGGTTTATACCGTAAAAGTAGAACCTCTTTCCAAAGAAGAATTAGAAGCCAAAGATCAAATTGAAAAGGGAAAGATTAAAGCTGAACGCAATGCATTATTAGCAGCTTCAGATTGGACCCAAACCTTGGATGCACCCCTTTCTGCAGACCAGAAGAAAGCTTGGCAAAATTATAGAAAGCAGCTCAGAGATCTGCCAGAATTATTTTCTAAATTTGATGCCGTGGTTTGGCCTAAAAAGCCGTAATTGGTCTATAAATAATATAATATATGAGTCTTACTAAAGTTAATCGGAATATGGTCGAAGTTCCAGCTGCTGGAATTTTGGGCGGAACTGGTATAATAGAACATGAAAACAGCTTTATTATTGGTAATGTTCCGGTAACTACAGCTAATGATACTCTTTTTGTTAATAACATTGATGCAGACGGAGATTTAAACGTCGATGGTAATGCTGATATAGGGGTCAATTTAAATGTTGGTGGAGTTATCAGTGGAGATGGTAGTGGACTCACCAATCTTCCAATTGTTCTTACAGGTGGAACTGTAACTTCCGTTGGAATTAGTGGCTCAGATTTTGTAGTAACCGGAAGTCCTGTTACAGATGAAGGAACTATAGGATTAGCTTTAGCAAATAATGGTGTATTAGCTGGAGTTTATGGTAATCAATCCGCAATTCCGTCTTTAACTATTGATGCCAGAGGATTAATCACCAATGCCACAACAAGAGATATACATTCTACTATATTTTCAGATATTAGTGCAGCGGTTGGCACCATATCATCTACAGCTGGTACTTACGGAAGCAGTTTAAGTGTCCCCTCCGTTACGATTAATTCTAATGGATTTGTTTCTAATGTATCCACCTATTCTATTTCTCAAACTGTTAGTACCATAGCCAGTACCTATGCCTTATCTGCACAAAATGCAGCTAACACCACAGCTAGTACCTACGCTTTATCTGCAGTTACTTCTTTTCACGCACCAGCCAGCACGATAGCTAGTACCTACGCTTTATCTGCAGTTGCTTCCTTTCATCCATCAGCCAGTGCTATATCTAGTGCCTATGCATTATCTGCAGTTAATGCTCTTGCTGGTTATGCAGTTGCTCCATTAACCAATGGAACAGTACCAGCGGTGTATTTACCTTCTTATGTAGATGATGTTGTAGAAGCTACTAACTTTGCCGGTTTATCTGCAACGGGCGAAACTGGCAAGATTTATGTTACTTTAGATACCAATAAAACCTATCGTTGGTCTGGATCAACTTACATAGAAATTTCACCTTCTCCGGGCTCTACAGACAGTGTAACAGAAGGTTCTACTAACTTATACTTTACAAATACCAGAGCCAACAATGCAGTATCTAGTTCTTTAATTGGAACAGCAACTCCAGTTAACATTGGTGCTACCGCTAGTGTCGGAACCTCAAGGTTCTATGCTAAAGAAGATCATGTTCATACTATTACCTCTTTACCATCTGGAGTAAGAACTACAGTTCTTTTAGAAAATACTACTATCAGTGCCACGGCTGCAACGGGACCTATTACCTTTGATGTTTCTACTCCCAAATCTGTCTTATATTACACGACAGCAGCTACATCATCCTTTAGTTTAAGTTTCACTTCTATAGCAGCTTTATTAACTGCTAATGGAGATACAGTAACTGTGTTATTTATGAACACCACAGGAGCTACTCCATATGATATTACTTCTTTGTCTATAGATGGATCTTATCAAACTATTTTATGGGCATCTGGAACTACTCCTTCAGCTACTGCATCTGCTATAAATACCTACAGCTTCACTATTATTAGAACGGCAGCTAACACTTACAAAGTATTAGGTAGTTTGACTTATTTTAAATAATAGGTCTTTAGTTTAACGGATGTTTATTGGGTAAATAATATTATGCCGTTAAGAATTCTTAGATCCTCTGTTGGTAGTTTTGTAATTAACACGCCTCGTGGACTTCAAATTATTAATTTTAACCCCTCGACCAGCCCGTATGGGGCATCAACATTAACGATAGAAAATAATAATTTTTACATGTCATCTGTTTTTGGTGACTCTCAGGGATATGGTGGAGCTAATTCTATTAGCAGACTAAGAGCCACTATAACCGGCACACCAACCACAACTGCCTGGTATCAAAATGGTAGCTTACGAAGTGGAGGTACCCCAGGCACCTCCACTTTATATGCACCTACCAGTGGAACTATAGAATTAAGAGTTACCAATTCTAGTCTTACAGCTTATTTATCTAGTTATTATTATGTTGACACTACACCTGTATTTACATTAACCCCACAAAGTGTTTTTACAACTGCAGTGTCTTCATCATCCACACAAACTTTTTCTGCGTTAGCAGCATCTGCCCATTATCCTATGACCCAAGCTGGAATATCATATCAATGGTATAATTCATCTGGAGCCATAGCAAATGCAACTAGTACAGTTTTTTCCACAACAGCATATGATAATTCTTATAGTGTTGTAGCCTCTAGTTGTTATGGCTCTGTTTCTTTCCCCTTTAGCTATGGAAATTTTTTACCTCTTTCAGTCTTATTAGTTGGTGGTGGTGGCGCCAGTGGTGCTGTAGCCCAATACGGCAATGCCGGTGGTGGTGGTGGAGGTGGGGTATCTACAAAAACCCTCACAGTTCCTGTAACAGCTACTCCTAGAATGGCTGTTATTGTTCCGGCTGGTGCACCGGCGTCTAATGTTTCCCCTACTTGGCCTTACGTAGGTGCAGTTGGCACTGTTGGGTCAGCTGCTAGTATAGATTATACATCTAATTCTTTTTCAGTACATTTATCTGCAAACGGCGGTACTTCTGGTCCCAATTTACAACCAGGATGGAGCAGTGGAACTGGTGGCCAAAGTGGTGATATTTCTTTATTAACCGCAGCCTCCTATTTCAACAACACTGGATCTTACGCCTTGGTGAGTAACAGTAATTTTGCAATGCCAGGTGGTGGAGGAGCTGGAGGTATTGGTCAAGATGCCACAATACCTGTGGCTGGATGGGTTCTGGGCGGCGCCGGTGGAGCAGGCTTGACGGCATCTTTAAACGGGAGATCTTTTTCTTACGGTGGTGGTGGTGGTGGTGGTGCATATTCTTCCACAGGAACTCGAGGTTTAGGAACAGCGGGTGGTGGTAGTGGGTCTGATCCTTGGAATTGGGCAACAGATGGTACCGCAAATACAGGTGGTGGTGGAGGAGGAGGACCAGTATACCCAAATACATATACCACAAAAGGTGGTTCTGGTGCTGTAGTACTTTCTTATAATGGACCGCAATGTGCTTCAGGTGGATCTGTTTCTTATTATAATTCTTATGTTTTTCATACCTTTAATAAATCTGGTTATTTCTATGTAAATCCGAATTTATACATCTCTCAGCCGTATGATTTCATGGGAAATCTTTCCACAAATTTAACCGTAGCACCATCTGGTATACCACCATATGATATAACCTGGTATAAAGATAATGCGGTCTTAGCTGGTTCTAAGTCCAGCTCTTTATCACTAAGTGGAAGCAATAATAATGGTACCTATTATGCTGTAATAACTAGCTTATATGGATCTATTACCAGTGAATCGGCAAATTATATATATTCACCAATAACTGGATTTTCTAATTCTGTTTCCGCTTCAGATGGTTATCAATATTTTGTTTTTACTTCTTCCGACTCTATCACATTCACACAAACAGTTACAGCTGATATCATGGTAGTTGGAGGCGGCGGCGGTGGTGGGGAAGGTGGTGGTGGTGCCGGCGGTGTTGTATATCAAACAGCAACCATACAACCCCAAACTTGTGTTATTTCAATCGGGGCTGGTGGAGCTGGTAGTACCACAGGTACTCAAGAGAGTGGTGCTTTGCCGGGTAGTAATGGTTCTGATTCTAGTTTTATTTCTAATGATGTATTAGTTTATTATAAAGGATTGGGAGGCGGCGGCGGCGGAATGTATAAGGGGGCAAATGGGGTATCAGGTGGCTCTGGAGGTGGTAGCCGCGGCGACGGGGGCAGTGGTACCTGGTTGGCTGCTTATGGGAGTGGTTTACAACCATCAGAACCTAAGGGTGGTGGATATGGTAATCGAGGTGGCAATGGTTGGGCCCAAGATGGTCTGGGTGGTCCTGGTGGCGGTGGAGGTGCCGGTGCGGTAGGAGGAGACTTTAATCTCGGTAGTTATGTTGCTGGTGATGGTGGAGCTGGTACTTCTTTGTTTAGTAGTTTTTTACAAAATGCTGGTAATTGTGGTGTTAATATTAATGGTACATATTATATTGCTGGTGGTGGTGGCCGCACTGGTGGAAATGGTGGCGGTGGATCCAGAAATTCAACTGCTTCAGGAAGTGGTTTTATAAATACTGGTGGTGGGGGTGCTTGGGATGTAATTACAAGAAAACCCGGCGGATCTGGATTAGTAATAGTAAGAATTAGGAAACCTTCCTAACCAAAGATCCACAATTAGACATCTTGTCTAAATATATTAAATGGCAGCTACATTTAATTTTCCGAAAGATTTATCTACAATTTCCTGTCTACCGGTTCAATTTCAATCTACCGACCAAGAAAGTGTTGCCAAAAATAATATAGTTCAATTTGAAAATGGTATAAGATTTTCTTTTAATCAATGCTTAAAGGAATATAATGATTTTTCTATTAATAAAAATTCTGGTTTATTCTTAACCAATTTAAGCAACACTTCTAATCTTTTAGAAAACGTAGCCCCACCTGACAACCAAAATAATTTAGAAGAAATCTTAACTCCAATAGCCAAAGTATCTTTGCCTACGGATTTAATGATTACTATATATGACAATCAATTATCCGCTACTAATCGGGTAGCTGATAATGATTACGGTATACCTACAAATTTTACTTCACAAGATAATTTAAAATTTGTTTTTTCTATAGATACTAGTCATGTATTCTCTGATGCTGATGAAAAATTAGTTTCTATAGAAACTCCTAACGTAACTAAGTTAGATGAAATCCATCCAGACAATTATGTATTAACCTGGATACCCACGGAAAATCCAGATTACTTTGATTTAAAATTTCAGCCAAGAAAATATCCAGAAAGTTATACACAAAAATTTGCTTATTTTTTGAGCAAAGACGGGATTAGTTTATTTTTACCCAATACTAGATTTTATTACATTGTAAGACAAAACCTAAACAGCAACACTTACGGTGTTGGCCCGTTTACTCCGGTAGGTGACACTGGAATTCCAGTCTATACTGCTTTCTTTAGATTTCTTTCTTATGAGAATTCAAGAGAAGATATTACGTTAATTAAAGATAGTCATTTAACCAAATATAACGTTAATATTTTAGACTATCAACAATCTGTAATTCCAGACTTTCAAACTTCTCTCAATCCTTATCTACAAAATTTCTTAGGTATTTTTGCTGTAGAAAACTGGCGTTGGAATGAAGATCAGAACACAGCAGTTTATGATTTAAACTTTTCTGGATTAAAAAATTACCAAACCCCAGAATATCAATATAGTTTTAACTCTACTTTAATAGACGGATATCCTGGATTACATCGTATCTATGATCAACTTTTCACTGGAACAAACCAACATGGAGGTTCTGATAGCATTTATCTAGGATATCAATCTAACACCACAGAAATTACCTTTGAAGTAGATAAAGAAACATCATTTAATTTCTCTCCAGTAGCTCCCAACATCCCATTGTCCGCCGCGGGATTGATAGAAGACGGAGCTGTAGCAGGGCATCATCCGTATGTCTCGGACAGAATACTAGTAAAGCAAATGGATTATGCCAATCTAATGCCGGGTCTAGAACAACCTTTAGGGATTCCCAAAGAAACTAATACTTGGTTTTGTTCTTGGTTATCTGGATCTGAAAGTGGTGAGAGAATGTGGATGGATCGTTATTATAATGCTGCCTATTATACGTTAGATCAAGCATTATCTGCTCAGACTTTAGTTTATAATGATAAAATAGATCCATCTAAACCTTACATTTATGACGTCCCGTCAACCATGTTACTGGCCCCTGGAGCCTTTTACAAATACTTTCACATGGGTCATAAGACTAGTAAAGAATTTTTGAAATTTTTGGATGGATACAAAGATTCTCCTTATGGTTCTAAAATTTTAGAAATTAGTAGTTGGAATGCTTCTCCTCTAGTAGACTCTTCCGGCTATAATAACAACGGCATAGTTTATTCAGAAAGTTTTAACGGTTATAATGGAGTTTATTGGGAACTCGACGGAACCAACCACGCTATCTTTCCGGCTAAGACAGTATTATTAGAACCTCGTCAATTTACCACTAGTCTTTGGGTTTATTCAGAAGATTGGAACAATATTCAAGGAAGACAAATATTTGGTAATTTTTATGACAGTGGATATGGTTTAATTAATGAAAGTGCCCTGACAGCCCCTCTATTCACTTTTGTAGAAGGAATTTCTGGTCAAGTTTTTAATTTAAATTATAGATTTAAAACTACTCACATTGATCAAATATCTGCCACTGGTATAATGAAAGATTATATTAGTGTTCGTTTACCAGATTTCAGTTGTTGGATTTTTAATACTCAAACTGGTTATGGATACAAATATGATGCAGAAGGTCGCTTGATTAATACTTCTGATAAAGTCTTGAAGGTTACACAAGTTGAATTAGATGATAAATTGAATCTCTATCTATATCAACCTTCCAGACAGAAAGTTATTATCTTAGATTCTAATGGTAAAATAGTTAATGAATATATTGTTTCAAACAAGAAAACAAAACGAATAGAGCTATACAAATATACAACTTTAAACTATCAAAGACTTAACTATATTCAAGTATTAGAAGTATTTGGCAATGCTTCAGTTATAGATAATGAAGGCAATTTGTGGCAAGTCTTAGGAAGTAATTTGTATAAATCAGTTTATAATGCTACTACAGACATTCACAGTGAGCCGGTAGTATTTGCCACTACAGGTCCGGTTCAACAAATTAGTTGTGATTCTTATAACAATTTATGGATTATCCATAAAGATGATAGTATATCTAAATTAACCCCTAGAGGAGTGTTTACCACTACTAGAATAGGAAAGAGAGTAGGATTGCCAGTAGATCCTTGCGAGACGGTTCTTAATAGATATCGTTATATTAATTTCCTCAAAACTCCAGAGCATGGCAATATTGGTTGTGAAAAATATTCTGTTAAAGATTTAGCCATTATTATAGATAGCAGAGACAATGAAATGATCTTGTTGGATATTAATATGGATATTATATCTAAAACAGATTTAACTTTATTGAATGGATTAAAATCTACCAATTACAAATTCTTTGCTAGTGGTGATTTCACAGGATATCAACACTTGAGAAAATTTTCTTTTGATAAGAAAAATTTAAGCTGGAAATTTAAAGTTATGGATCCAGACGGAAGTAATGCAGAAGTAGTCTCTTTACAATATGACACAGCTTCATTATATCCAGGATGGCATCATATAGCTGTAACGTTTGACTCTGAAAGAGGAGTAGCTAAATATTATATTGATTCCCAATTAGTAGATCAAACTACTTTAAAATCTAACTACCCAAGTGGTAAGAACCGAGAGATATTTTTTGATTATAGATCCTCTTTATTATTAGGTTCTGATTCTATTAAAAATAGTTCCTTGAATGATATCATTAATATTCAAGACGCATATAAGTTTGTAGGCCGAGTTGCAGATTTAAAAATATACAACAAAACCTTATCTTCTGGAGATATAGCCCAACTTTATTTTAGTTTTGATTATTCTGATAATCGTAAACCCCTAATATGGAATATGCCAACGGGGAGTCGTAATTATATTGAAGAAATTAAACAATGGTTCCAAATGCAACTTCCAGGAAGCAAGAGTAATTACTTTAACATTAACATTCGCAATTTGCCTATAACCGATGACAACGTTAAAATGCTTATTGAAGACGCCATTCGTAAAAATGTACAAAGAATAATTCCAGCTCATACTTCTTTATATAAAATTAATTGGTTATAAATTTATGTCTATTATTAACATTCCAGAAAAGCTCAATGCTTCTTGTTCTTTAGTTTATCTAATAGATGAAAATTTTTGTGCCAAAGATTCTTTGAATATTATTAATTATAATGTTCAATCCTTAAGTGCTAATCTTATAGAGTTAGAAGCTAGATCCCAGAAATGGAATGATGTTTATACTACCTTTTTAGCCAATAGTGCTGCTTGGTTAGCAGCCTCTTCAGATATACAATATTATAATGCTAAGTGGATGCAAGCATATTCCACCGTTACCTCTTTAAGTGCTTCTTGGAATCAAGAATTTTCTATATATTATCCAGAAATATTATCCATTACAGATTGGTATGGCTCTGATGTAAACACTCCACAAGAAGACCTATATAAGCAAACCAACCTCCGTAAATGGTTAAATCAAACCTTTCCTAGTTCAAATTATGCAAATAAACAAATAATAAATTTATTTGTTAATTTAAGTCAATCAAAGCCTTTTGATTATACATTTTCCAAAGTATACTATGAACCTTGCATTCCATCTGGTTTTGCAGAAGTAGTATGTACCAAACCATCTAAAACACCCTCGCGAGGGTGCAACCATCACGGAGGCAAAGCCGGCAATAAAGGCTGTGATAATGCCTATGATTATTGTACCACGGAAACTCCTCCTACTGGTTATAAAATTACCTGTAATGGATATGCAACCAACGATAAACAAGAAATATTAAAACCCAATATAAGAGACATAGCCAACTATAGGGGTAAAAATTTAAAGGTTGGTAAATATATTTCCTCCAGTGACACTAGTGTGGCTAGGATTATATCCATAAAATATATCAACAATATAACATCTAACACTTGGGAGTTTTATAAATGAATACCTTTGAATTCACCAACATAGACCCAATCCAATCTATAGGGGATAGTTTAACGGATATTAATTTAAATTATCTGAATTTAGACAAATGGACAACTAGTATTCAGACTAGTGCAGATCTGTATTGGAAGCCCATGATTGAATTATTCACTCAAAAGCAAAACAGCTGGAGTGAAGGAGTAACTCTATTACATCAAAATTCAGCTGCTTGGGTAGATTTAGCAACTACTGTAGAAAACAATAGTGCCAAATGGCTACAACCCCTTACTCTTTTTTATCCACAGATATTTTCTACAGAATATGCTATTCAATCTGCTCGAGCAATCTATAGCACTTTACAAGAATGGTTAAACACTAGGTTTGCCGTTTTACAAGAAAATTCAGACACACCACAGTACATTGAAAATCAAGAAGCTATGGTTTGGTATTACACCAATTATACAGAAAAATCTGTATCTAATACATACGGTCTAAACGACAGTACCACATGTGTTACCATGGATAAAGATGTGATTTCTAATTGCATAACTAAATTTCATGGTTATGCATATTGTTCCAATGGTGACATGAACTGTGAGGATCAAACCATGGGTATGGACGTTTCTACGCATGTAGAATGTTATTTCAACACTCCGCCCTTGGCTCCGTATGTTTTGTTGGATAAAACAGACAATACCAGAGCAACAGCTTCTATTACAAATAATTTAACAGTTAATTTTAATGACATTAAAGAATCTAACATTATTTCCGGTTTTAAATTTAAAGTCAAAGATTGTTCTTGGATTCCGGTAGGAGTGATGACTCCAGTACCCACCATGGCAACTAGTTATGCAGCAGATATAGTGTCAGAAGTGTCAAACTCCTTTTACACCAATTGGCGCACGTATCTCGAGACTCTTACCGGATTTCTTCCACAGGGTGATAAAGTTGGGTGGATTGTTCCACAAACAGTTACTAAAATTAAAATTGTAGCAAGTGGATCGGGCGGCGAAGGTGGAGATAGTGCTAAACCAGATAAGACCACAGATGCTAATAAAGGAGGTACTGTTAAATACTCCACCGGGTATTGCAGGGGAGAGAACGGGACAGCCGCAAAATTAGGTAAACCCCTAACTGCTGGCGGTTTGGGTCATCCAGCATACGGAGGTACCGGCAATGCTGGTGGTGGTGGTGCCGGTAATGAGGCATCTACTTCAGCCCTACCAAATTATGGTGGTTCAGGTGGTGGTTCTGGCGGATGGTGTTCTAAGGTGTTAGCCGTTAAACCTGGACAAAAATTTACATACACAACAGGCCTAGGAGGATACTCATCAACCATTTCTACAGACGGCACTAAGGATGGTGGAATGTGGTTCATGACAGCACATCCAGGTGGCAAGGGTGGAAACGGAGCCTATACAACAAATGCTTTAGTCTCTCCCATAATTAAACCAGGAGCTGCTGGATTTTGCACAGGAGATTTTGATAATGCTCTTTCTGGCATACCAGGGGCATTGGCTACAGATGCCAATGGAGCACCCGGAGCCATGGGTTATGGTCCTTTTGGTGCACAAGATTTGGTAGCTTATGGTGGTTATATTTACATAGAAGTATTAGAAACTGTTGGAGGAATTACTATATAATTGTATATGTCTTATCGCAATTTTACATTTGAAATATCAGAAGAGGAATGTGTTGGTAATTCTGCCGGTAAACACAATTTCAATGCTTTAAATTTAGAAGCCAATATATGCAATTTAATCCATGAATTTGAAACAGAAAATTTAGAAACCACTACATACAATTCTTTTAATTTATTTTTTCAACAAGCACCAGACCTCCAGGCATTTAATGCTGCAACTAGATACAACACAGCATATACAACTGTTCAATATTTAAGTGCGTATTGGGAAAAGAAAGAACTCTCTATTTTATACCCAGTTAATATTTCTCCCATAGGAAATCAAACAATCAACAGCCCGACAGCTTCTACCCCATTAACCACTCTTATAGGGTTGAGCAAAGCGTATTTAACTTTAAACTTTCCAGCAAGCTCTTTTAAGCTAGGGACCAAACTACATGTAAATATGTTTCCGTATAGCTATGCTCCAAATTCTCCGGACAAACAGGATTTATTTACAGAAACAAATACAGCATTTTATTCCTTTTATAATAGAACCATGGTTTCTGATGTTACACGAAAAAGTGTACATTTTGCAAATCCTCAAATTTTGACCTTTCATCAATTTAAAAATGATTGGATGTTTATCGGAGTAGCCGGTCCAATGCAACCAGAGGTTGATCCTACCAAACCCAGAAAAACTGTTATTCTTACTATATCAAAAAATGTTACCAATTATGATGTGAGTACCAATGTCAAGGCCGATGCTAATTATGTAGCTGGTAATACAGATATAGTTGTTAAAGTAGAAAGTGGAGTAATAATCAGTAGTAGAGATGCCACTACACCAGCTTTAAATATTTCCAATTTAACTGGAGCGGATAGTGTTATATTATTTAATTACGGGTCTATTCTTGGTGCTGGGGGTGAAGGAGGCGCCGGTGGCAACAGTGCTGGTGTAGGAGATATTATAGGGAACCAAGGCCAACGTGGTGGAACTGCTATAGCAGCATTCGCACCGACCACTATAGAAAATCACGGAATCATTTATGCTGGGGGCGGCGGCGGTGCCGGTGGTCAAGGAAGTACCTCTGGCAATTCCTCTGTTGGTGGTGGAGGAGGTGGTGGAGCCGGGACTCAACCCGGACCCGGAGGTTATCGTGGTCAAAATAGAGTTTTTAAAAATGCTAATGTAAAAGTGAGAGACGGTTCAATAGGAGCTAGCTCTACTGGAGGCAAAGGTGGACCAGGTCTTGGTGAAAACTCCAAATCATCAGGAGGTGACGGTGGCAATTTAGGAATGCCTGGTCAATCTGTTAATGGGGTTTCTGGCGGCGAGGCTGGATATTATATTCTAGGCAATCCGAGTGTGTATTGGGCCATCCGTGGAGATGTAGCAGGAAATGCTATATAATATAGAGCATGTACGCCCTATTTAAAAACGAGGAGTTTATAGGATATAGCCCAGACAACCTCTTTGCCCCGGATATAACAGTTAAAGAAATTCCCAAAGATCAACGAGATTTATCTGTTTGGAAATGGTCGGGTGGGTTAAATGGAAAGATGATTCTAATTTTAGATGAAGGCTATCCATCAGAACAAATGGAGACAGAAGAAGAGCTGTTTAAAAAAATTCATACCAAATACCCCCTAGGAGTACAATTGGTTAATATTATTAGACAACTTAAAAAAATTTCCAATCAGGTGGATTGTATGGATGATAAGTTTTCAGACATGGCTGAAGATATTTTAAGTGCTATTGATATGTATGATAATAGAATTAAATATCGTTTAAATAGAAAGAAACTTCTTTACAATGCAGACTCCAATCAAAGAACCGAGACTTAAATTAAGATATTCTCAAGGACTTGGGGATATTATTGCTTGCTTATTACATTCCAAGGCTCTAGGTTGGTTAACAAAACTTATATCTGGTAAAGACGCCCCTTGTGAAATGTGTTCTAAACGTCAAGATGCTTTAAATCTTCTATTTCCTATTCCTTTATGGAAACTCTTTTTTAAAGACTTGGAAGCTGCCGTCACGGATATGGTTGAACGGTATAAAGAAGCAGGAATGCCAGCCTCTTTAGTCAAAAGTCCAAACAGTAATAATTTTCGAATTTTAACTGGCATAGAAAATTATATTCCTCAAGATAAACCTGTAAAAAATAATGGAATGTATAATCCCTTCATCATGGATGCTAAACTATCTGAATACAAACTAGTAAGTACCAGCGACAGTGAAGCAGATCATATTCTTGTAAGAACCCAAATATATAAAAAATAAGCTATGGAAGTTACTATCATTACATCTACCGAATATTCTTTAGATCCCACCAGATACTTCGGAATTCTTTTATCTAAATCCTTGTCAGTGATTCACATGCTTCATTGGTATGCTAAAGATTATAATGTTCATGAAATTTTAGGTGACTTGTATGAAGACCTAGACAATTTATTTGACAAGTTTCAAGAAGAAATTATAGGTACTTCTAAACAAGAATCAGTTTTATTTCCTTCTTTTTCTCCAGATAGTTTTACCTTAGATAAACCAGAACTGTTTGCCGGGGATCACGAAGAAATGATGGAAGTCTATCACATGACAGCAGTTAAGCTCTCTGCTATCTTTTTATCTAGAGAGCTGGCAAATTATATAGACTCTGTATCTTCAGGATTAAACAACACTAAAGAAGATATTATTTCCAGAATTAATAAAGCCAATTATCTTTTAGGCATGATCCGTGACAACGACTGATATGTTGTCACTAGTAATTTTTCCAGCTATATTGGAGATTACACAATAATACATTCCAGCATCTTGACTTGATGCTTTGTATATTATATATGTAGCATTGTTTCCACCAAGAATGGGTTTGAGATCTTTGTACCATTGATAACTAAATGGTTCTGTTCCTACAGCTTGTACTGCTAGGGGTTGGTATTGATTTAAATTTAATGTCTTAGCACCAGATTGATAAGAGATAAGAGGAGCAACTTTATTGACACTTGCCACCGGGTCTATGGCAGCAGCCGATAAAAATTTATACAAGCCATAGTCATTCCCAAAGATATCGGTTCTCCATTGAGTCATAGATCCTTTGTTAGTTAACAATTTATTAATTCTATCTGGATAATTGTCACTTAAAAATTCTTGTCTTGAATTTAAATTAGGATTCTTTTGATTCCATTGAACACCAGATTGGCCAAACGTCCAAAATTGAAAGGCATCATCTTGTCTAGCCAATCCATGTGGATTGTAACCTAAAATTTCATAAGCACTTTGATAAGGAGTAAATTTTTGATTTTCCTTAGTTCCTAAAATGACTCCAGACTTAGAACCAGACCCAAAAGGTTCCATAATCCATTTATTATCTAAATCCTTTTGAATTGTAGGAAACAATTGCTGTTTTTTAGTTAGTCCTCTATTTTTAGAGCCGTATTTGTTAGGATCTAAAAACACCCTCTCAGCACTTAAAGAGTCTACTGCACTTAAAGCATTTTGATCTATTTCAAAAGTATATCCACGACCTCTGTATGTTGAAACTCCAAATTTATCTGGAAGCATATAACCTCCTACTTCCTTTTCCGTTACCGTTAATTCAGGAAAGGATATCGAGGCTATAGTGGGATAAAATTTATTTGTTAAATTGTTATAAGGCTCTAAGGGTTTTATAACATGGCCAGTAATAAATTGTACAAAAGAAGATCCACACCGATTTCTGAAGTATAAATTTTGTTGATAGGTAAATCCAGTTCTAGCTATATAATGATATCGAGCTGGTTTATATTGAGAGAATCCTTCTAGCAACATATTGCTAGGATAATTTGTTTGTTCTATAAGAGTATCTATTTTACCAGAACGCAAAACATCATACAAGTTAGAATAGGTTTTATTTATATACAATTGCTTCCACCCAATATCATCTATACGAGTATTAAATGTTATAGGCTGAGTCCACACCATGTCTGTGGTATCATAGTGTTGATATTGAATATAATCTCCATTATACAATACAGAAGTGGATGGATGGGGTTGATGTACAGGGACATAACCCAAAGCAAATTTCACTTGCCCAGCAACTGATATAGTATTAGTTGGTACTTGAGCCCAGAAAGGTTTAGCCCCATAATTAGGTCCTATATTCAATGGAGAAAAGGTATTGTTATCATAATCCCAACCATCTAATTTTACATTAATAGTAAAATTTATAGATGGAGTAAATATATCCTTATTTCGATCTACATTGGTGAAAGTGGCTCTATCCTTATGATTATATATTAAATAATCTCCCGGATTTAAAACCATATCTGAAATTTCATTCAGACCAACCCAGGTTCCAGATTCATTTCTTACAGCCTTTCTCCAAACTGGATTTACTGGCATACTTCCGTTTATTTTCCTGGCTATATAATCTACAAACCCGTCTTCCGTACCGTCTCCGGAAACCAAATAACGTTCTAAGTCAAAATAAGTTTGATCCGAGGAAGCTATGTCTTTTAATAAATTATTTGTAAAGGATAGTGGACCTACATTTATGGTATATATTTCTATTCCCGTGGTCTTGAGAGTCTCAGCAGATTGTTTTATTAAATCTTCTGTTGCATGTCCATCTACTCCGTCACTTAACAATAATATTTTTTTCTTAGCTCCAGTTTGTGGCAAATTGGTTAATTGATTAATTTGTCCATAGTTGGTGATGGTTGTATTTAAATTGGAACACAATTGTTTAAGGTCCTTTAAAACCCCGCCATTAGTACCAGTTGGTATGGCATTATTCAATATAAATGCCCCAGCTTCCAAAGCCACCTTTAAGTCTGTAGTATAATTTGGGTAACTATTTTCTTGTCTTAAAGTATTTAAACTTAATGCCAAGGCGTACCAATTTTGAGTAAGATAATTTAATGTTAAATCATTTTTATTGAAAGCAATTAACCCGACTTGTGTCGAGTTGACAAAGTATTTGTTAACCTTGCTAATCATTTTAGATAGTATACTCTTTACACTATCAAAGTTATAAGTTAAAGATCTACTTATATCCATTAAGATTACCAAATCTGTTGGAGTGTTGGAAGGAGCTATGGTAAGAGGCGGGTTTTTTGTATTAACATAATTCACAACCAAATTAGGCATAGAGCTCAAATCAATATCTCGGCGCATTGACGAGCGATAATAGGTGTACATCCTATTAGGCTTTAAAACCATACGATTTTGGTTATAACTATTTTTTTCAGATCCACCAGTTATCCAACGCCCAGGCCCAAAACCAACCGGGCTATCTCCTTCTTTACTATATAATTGAAAGAAAGCAAATTGGGGACTATCTTTATAAGAAAATCCCCTAGTATCTTTCCATTTAGTATAGGAAAAATTTTCTCCCATATTGTTTGGATCTGCATACAAACAATCCGTAATACCATTGTAATCACCTATAGATTCTCCAGCATGTCCTATGGGACTGTATAAGGTTGCTCTACAAGCACATTTCTTCCAATACTGTCTCTGAGTTATTGCTGATGTGTTTAAATAATCTTGATTAGCATAATAATCATGAGGCATGGTTTTACCATATTCACAGTTATCAGCATGTTCGAAATACTTAAACACTTCATCAGCATAGGTATCTGGACCAGTCCAGATGAATGAAACTCTTTTTCCAGCTTCAGCAATAAAACTAAACGTGGAACCGTTTATGGGCCCATTTAAACAATCTGCACAATTTGTGGCTTTGTTTTTATATACCGGAATATCATGCTGCAATAAATCTATGGCTGATAAAGGTTCTGCACCTAGCCAGGCGGCCTCTACTGCTTTAGATCCTTCTGATTTAGATGATAATTTATAAATTACATCCGAGGTAGCTATATTTAGACCAGCAACAGCCCCAGCCATGTCATAGGATGGATTGATACTAGCTAATGCTACAGGCAAGCAAGTAGTTTTATCACAAAAGATTCCACTATTTTGTTCGTCTAAAACTCTTTGTATAGGCCAATGAATATTGGTGTCACCCGGTCCTATAATCAAATCTGTTCTGTTGAATTTGAACAAATAAGATTGTTGGGCATTACCTTGGACATTATAAGCACTTAAAACATTTACTACTCTTGGCCATATAGTAATATTATCAGCTTCATATGAAAACTTGCCTGCAACAGCCCCGTCTCGTATTAAAGTTGTATTATTTAAATAAATCGGCTTACTAGCTGAGTTGGGAAAATTTAATGTATAATATTGAGACAAAAGTTGTTGTTGTACACTTTTATCTAAAGCATTAAAAAAACGATTATCTCTCTCAGTTAATGTATGAGAACCAAATTGTAAAGTTTTTGAATCTATACTAAAACCAACGTATGGAAATAAAAATTCCATAGTTTCTCCGCCCTTGATAGTTATAGATGAACTACCCTTAGAGGTCTCAAACCTAGGTCCTTGTAACCAGGCTCCCTCTATTAATCCGTTTTTATCAGAAAATATTAAATCTGAATTTAAATAAGAATTCCCGTAAGTGGCTCCACTGTCTACAAAAGCAGCAGATGTTAGATAAATTGGTTCAAAGTAATTGTTATAACTTTTATTGTCAGAAGTTTGGAATCCGCTAGGCCATAAAAACCAATTACTACCCGGAGCCATGTTAAAATTCAACTGATAATCCGGCTCTAAAACCTCCTGCAAACGTACCGCTGTTACTCCATAAACATTTTCACTTAAAAATCTTTGTGAAGCCCATACTTCTTTATTTTTTACATCTGTTAAATAAGAAGAAAGAGGGGTGTTTAAAATTGATGGTAAATACTCGACAAAATTCTGAAATAAAGGAGTAGACAATGCTCGTGGATAAAAACGAGTAGCTATAAGATTTAATATTTCTTGTTCTGTAAAGGGATCTTCTTTATCTACCAATGGTATATAATTTTTTAGATTATCTACATTAACATATTCTTGTATAGAAACTGATGGATCTGAGTCGTGATAAGTTTCTGTATCATACAATTCTTCTACCTCAATAAAGAATGTGTCTTTAACTGCAGTCAGTTCTGGAAAATAAGCTTGTAAAGCTAGACTAGGTAGCTGAGTCAAGTTACCTTCTCTTTTGGTAAAGCTTTTTAAAACATAATCATACAATAAAGTTTCTAAACCGATATTAGAACCGATTAAACCATACTTGGCTCTAGCTCTTTTTACAGATTCTCTTTTTGTATTTAAAACTTTAGCTATATCTTTTAATTTGGAGGCAAAGTAAGGAATGGCTAATATCAAATCCTCATCTTTGTTGTAATCTATATCTTTAAGAAAAAGACTTTCTTCTGATTGACCAAATAAAAAGTTTAAGTCTTTAAGTAGCTGTATAAAGTCTTGTTTTTGATTATATAAAGGAGCATTAATAAATTGATCTCTACCCTTATACCAATTTTTTAAATATTGGATATAACCAGTTTCCGTAACATCTTGAATAACGGATTCTTGTTGTTGAGCCCATTGACCATAAGACAACGGGGAATTATCTATTCTTGGATCAGACATTTTATTTTTTTATCCTACTAATAATTTTCTGGAAACCCCATTACTGTCATATACGGTAATATAGCCAGTAGCACTTATGGCAGAAGTAAAGGAAGTGTAGCTAGTATAGGCTCCTAATTGAACGTCACTGCTTAGTACAATTTTACCAGACCCCTTAGCACTTAATTTAAGATTTACATCAGAGTCTCCATCAACTGTTAAGGTTGGGGTGTTGCTGGTAATAGTTAGTTTTGCAGATTTGTTTATGATGCCAGCACTTCCACTCGGCGCGGACACACTATCCTGGCTAGCTAAGATAACTCCGTTGTTAACAGTTTCAAAGGCATAACCATAATTGCCAGAAACTCGAGTAAGAATAATATCACTATAGTTGTAACATTCTATTTCTCCCAAATCTTTAGCTAAAAATCCCGACCCTGGGGCTATGTTTATTATTCCATTACCATGAGAATAGGCTCCAGTTGCTTTGACTTGAGAAGTTGAAAAGGATGCAAACCCAGCTCTATAATTGCCAGTAGCCTCGGCTTGTTCACAATTAATCTGGGATCCGTATTCAGCTAAATAACCAAATCCAACCTCTATATCTCCGAGTATTTTATTACCAGAAGACTTGCTATTAGGAGCATTTATTTGAGATCCTTTAGTAGCTAAAAAACCAGCCAAGCCACAGTTAGCAACCTCCACCCCATCTGCATTAATAACCGAGCCGTTAGAAGCTTGTATGCCTATATACCAACCAAGCCCGGTTTGATTTTGAGTTTGCAAACCAACAGAAAAATTAGATCCCAGATTTATATAAGCCCCTCTATCAGCATAAACGGCACTATAGGTATTCCAATGATCTGGCCCGGCCCCTTTAACAATTAAATTATCTATTAATCCAAAACGATGCCCATCTGTGCAATTAAAAAGATTAAAATTAAGATTAGCAACATATAAAGGGCTTATAGACAACGTTACACTAGCCCCGGTACCTCCACCATTACCAATTATTCGAATCCGATCTCCAAACGGATGATTTAAATTAATAGGCCCTGTAATTTCTAGATCAGCTATTATATTTATAGTAACAGAGCCAGTGTTAGATATGTACCAACCTTGAATAGCATCTAGAGCCAATTGTATGGATGCAAAGTCACCATTAACATTTAAAACTACATCTTCATCCACAAACAAACGTTCTCCGGCACAGGCTATAGCCGCATTGTGTGGAGTTGCAAAATCTTCCAAAGTGCGAAGTTGATTCAACTTGTCCTCCAAAGAAGACTCAACTACGCTAACATTAGCCTTCAAAGAAAGTGGAATATGATAAATCTTATCAGATTTAATACCTTTTACTGGTGCCAAGCTGTCTATAGATGCCATTAAAGCATCTGCTCCTATCTTTATTTCATACGGAGCTTCTGTAGAAGAACGATACCCTACCAAATAGTCTAGGGATGTCAAATCTTCATCTTCTATAGATAAAGTAGTAAAATCTGAAAAGTTTTTAGTAGGCATATGTATTTATTTAGTTAAAATAGCCAATTGTATAGTTGCCAAAAGTGTTTAATAGTTCTGTACCACTTAAAGAAACCATTAACCTCCCAGTTTGAAGAAAAGCATTGTCTGGTTCTTCTGATAAAACATGTTCCCTCCAAGCCTTTTCTGCAGCCACCGTTGCTGGGTTAATACACTTAAGAGGTCCGGTTACAGTTACTGGAAAACTACCGATAACTACCCCATCTCCACGTATATAACTTTTTTTATAAACTACTTCTTCAACAGCCATATAATAAACTTATTAGAAAATATTGTTTTTCCGTAGATTTTTTAAAGATGTCGGAGAATATATTAATATGTTTTGCAAGAAAATAGAGATAGAATTTTTGGCTAGTACTCCAGAATTCTTAGAAATTTTAGAAAAACCATATCCAGCTGTTCAAGCCATCCCAGATTGGTTTCGCAAAATGAGTAGATATGTAGACGGCGAAAAAAACATAGACGAATATAATGATCCTACTAGCACTGTCAAAAAGTGTATGCCAGTAGTAGATATGATGGGAGCAGGTTATCATATACCCCTTCATTCTGATGTTTGGTTAACTAATGCAGGAGAAGATAATCTTAGATTTAAATGGGCTATAGAATCTATGGATGTTATCTCTTTTCAAAATCCTCAATCTCATGATCAATATCCTATTCCCTCAGGATATTATAAATCTGTGTTTAAATGGATTAATCCTTGGGTTGTTAGAACCCCTCCTGGATGGTCTTGTCTTTTTGTTCATCCTCAACATCAAGATCCCCTACCATTTTTAAGTTTACCAGCCATGGTAGATACAGACAAACACCCAGCACCTATTAATTTTCCCTTTTATGTACGCAAAGGATTTGATGGTTTGATATCCAGAGGCACTCCAATCATACAAGTGATACCGTTTAAGAGAGAAAAATTTAAGGCTTCCTTTTCTTGGGATAAAAAAGGAAGCCTTAAGAGAGCCTGGGACAAAGCTCATAGTGTTTTCTTTGAAAGATATCAACGATTTTTTAGATCTCCGAAGAGTTTTGAACCTGGTGAAATCAAGAAAGAAAGCAAATGCCCACTAGGATTCTAATCGTATAGTCCAAAAATCACTCACTAAAGAAGCATTGGTAATATATACAGCAGGTATATAACAAAAACCTTTGTCACCCCAATTGGTGCTCCAAGAATTTTGTACTATAATGTATGGTTGATCTTCTATTTTAGTCCACCCAACTCCCAACATACAATGACCACCTAGGCAAGTTTCTTTATTAAAATCTGGGATGGGCACTATACCAGTGGCAGCCACTTCTTCTGATTCAAAACTTTCATAAATCATAGCTCCAAAAGTAAACGGATAACCTTCTTTTAGACATTCTAAGATATCAACCAAGCAACCATCAGACAATCTTTTATATTTTAAAGTTAAATGTTTATGGGCTTCTTCATAAACACCAATGGGTGGCTGATCTGCAAAATGTGATATTTCATAAGGCCAGTTTTGTTCTGGAACTACCCCATATTGTACAGTTGATTTAAGAGCATCTCTTACCTGAGCTCCAGCGTCTTCATATATAGTACCTTCTATTTGTCTAGTAGTGTAATAGGTAAACAAAGGAGAAGGTATCCAATTATCCAATCCTTGTTTAGATCTAACAAAGTGCACCATAGTAGTAGTAGCAAATGCGGTGCAAGCTCCCAATTCTTGTTGATCTAATACTGGTGGACAATTAGGCCTTAAATCTACCGGCTCATATTCTCCTAAAGCAGCTGTTCTAGCAACAAAAACATGATCTTTATGATCTTTAGTATCTTTTATCCAACCATATTTGCGTTGTGTATTCATATATAAATACTTAGTTTTTTTCCTCTAGCCAAATTACCCCCCTTTTATAAATAAATGATGAATCAACCTCAGGTCTACAACACTTTCATCCACTTCAAGCCCGGAAGCTCTTTTGCGGATAGAGAACGCCACCTTCAACAGCAGATACAGCAAATTAAATTGGCGTTAGAATCAAAGGGATATTTTCCATTAGAGCATCAAGTTAATACTACTAATGATGCCAAAGCGTCTGTTTCTGTTTTCTATCTTCTTCCCAGTTGACTTTCCCAGAATCCCCAAGTAATATAGGGACATGATTACAACACTCACTTATCAAGAAGCCGTTGAAAAATGTCCAGCTATTGCAGCTACAGCACCTTCTTCTAAATGCTCTAAGAAGTATGCGTTTATTCCTACCTCAGAAATTGTTAAGAGTGCTTTAGATAATGATTGGGTTATTCGTGATACAAAACAAGGCCGCGGTACCTTTGGAATTCACAGTGTAACCCTGATTCACAAGTCTCAGCTGAGTGCTAAAATTGAGGAAGGATTTCCACAAATTAATATCATTAATAGTCACAATCTTAGTAAGAGGTTTACGGCTGCACTCGGTTATTTTCGTTTAGTTTGTAGCAACGGGTTAATTGCTCCGGTGGGCCTATTTAATTCTACTACAACATTACACCGTCAAAAGACTGGAGAAGAAGATCTTTTTACTTCTATTATTCCTTCTTTAGAACAGGGGTTTAGCAGTTATGGTATTATTACAGCCAAGGTCGAGCAAATGAAGGATAGGAATCTTTCCGATCGAGAAAAGACTCTTCTAGCTCGTTATGCTAATTACATTCGATTCCGTTATCGTATGTTGCAACCTAAAAAATTTGATCCAGCAGCAGTACTCAAACCCCGTCGAGTAGTTGACAATGGTAATGATCTGTGGCGTACATTCAACACTATTCAAGAAAATATTTCACGTGGCGGCAACGGAATTGGATCTGGAATCACTCAATTTCAAGACGATCTTCGATTTAATCAAGAATTCTGGGCTGGTGTAGATAAAGCTTTAGTACATCAAGAAGAGGATCTAGAAATTGAACTTAAAAAATTGTTCCCTAAGACTCCCCGTCCTCGTAAACAAAATCTATCATAATTCCTATGAGCATTCATGTTCCTCTATCTGACTTTGTTAAGATGGTTGATCACCACCTGCAACGAGAACTACACACCTCGTTGCAGGATTTTCCGAATATTTGGGCAGAAGATTATTACAAAGAAGATATGACAGTCAAAGAAGCTAAAGAGGCTTGTCGAAAAATTCAAGAAGACTGCTTGAGCAGTACAGATGCTTAAAAAGCTTTTGTTGGTCCAGTCACTGTTCCAGACCCATTAATAGTGACAAATGTCATTCCTTCAATACTATAGCCAGCCAACCCAGCTGTCCCATAGTTTTTAGCAGTTAGCCCCTCTGGCCATTCTATAGCACTCCCATTGGCTTGAGATCCGTCACATCCTAGTTCTCCTCCAGTACCACCGGTCATTGCTATTAATCCAGTAATGTTAGGTATCTCCTCTTCACTGGTATATAAGACTCCATAATTTGGTTTTGCTTTTAAAATGTTAGATGGATAAGACCCAGCTCCAGATCCCCCATCACCACTGTATATGGCATAGGTATATGTCACTTCTCCCCCTGATTCTGGATCTACAGCCGAAAGAGAAATTGTCTCTTGTGCTGTTGCTCCTCCTCCACCACCACTGTATATAAAGCCGTTATTGGTTATAGTTACACTAGCTGCTGTCTTAATAGCAGTTCCACCCATAGCTTTTGTTTCTCCTCCGGCGCCTACAATTGTTCCGTTATTGATTATTTGTATTTCACTACCAGATTCAAAATCCTTTTCTATTTCAAATGCAGGATCTTTTGTGGACATAGAACCAACCACTATATCTGAATCTATTATAACCGTTGCATATACTATTCCCTTTTCATTCCACCCCAGTTCTTTTAATTTACTTATCAATTTAAAATTGTAAGTGTTTTTTGAAATAGTAATTGTGGTTCGAAATGCCGTGTTCTTAAATAAAAATCCGGTAACTAACATATTAAGTTATATCACCTCCAAGAATCCACACATTAGAATCCACCTTAATCAAAGCCGCAGCTGCGTATTGGCCACTAGTTTTTAGTTTACCACTAACACTATTCACAACAACTCCAGTATTTGGTTTTATTGTTACTTGTCCGGTACCACCTTGTATTACTATAATCTGAGTACCCAACGGAAGTATTACATTTTCATAAGAAGGCACCGTCACTTCACAAGACAAGGCATTGGTTACTGTAATGACAGAATTGGCATCTTCTATACTCAATGTATAAGCTCTAGAAGTAGTGGAATTTATGTTACTAGCACTATTAATTTTTTGAGCGACAGCACTTAAAGGTACCGTGGAAGTAGTATCTTCATGGTTTATAAGAAAGATATCACCATCAGATGGTAAATTAATGCGCGGAAATTCTGAAATTTTTATAGTACTCATAATGCCTTACTAATATTTATAGGTATCGTTGTTTGTTTACCTGGTTGGCTAAATATTATTAGCTCTGGTGCTCTTTGAGGCTAGACAAAATATATACTTGCTTATTATTAAGGAGTAAAAATATGACAAAACTAATAACCACAACTAACCCTCATTTGGGGGCTTTGCGAGGCTTCAGCCAATTGCCTGCATTGTTTAACGAACATTGGCTACAAGACGCTTTGACACACTTTGATAGATGGGACAAAGCGTTTGAACTTCAGGGAGTTCATTACCCATACGACATCTCTTATATCAAAGGAGAAGATGATCAACCTACTCATTACCGTCTAGACATAGCTCTAGCTGGAGTTGGCAAGGACAATATTAAATTGTCTGTTAAAGATCAGCAATTAACCGTAGATGTTCAAAGAGGATTTGATCGTCTAGACGAGCCTAAGAGTGAATGGCTTAAAACTGGTATTAGCTATCGGGACACCAAGCTACAATTTCAACTTGGCAAAGATGTTGATATCAAAAAAATAACTAGCGTATACAAAGAAGGGCTTTTAAGAGTTACTATACCCGTTGCTAAACAAAAAGTAACTGACATTACTATACAAGTAGACTAAAAACAATTAGCCCTGATTGAGCACCAGAGGCTTTAACTTTAAAAAAAGAAAACCCAGTGGATTTCTCCACTGGGTTTTTTATTGAGTTAAGATTTTATTAGAAATCTACACCAATCCCAGCCCCCACTTGCCAGTGATTATTCTGACCAGCATTTAATGCATCCTTGGTAGTAAAATACGTTGCAGACGTATTGAAGGAAACATTTTTAAGGAGCGGTGTTTTGGTAGCAACTCCAATTGAGGTGTAACCATACCTCTCATTTTTGGCATAGAAATTATCAGATGCCAAGCCAAGATTAACTGGAAGGGTTACGGTAGTAGTAGATACCTTCAAAGAAGGCGCCACTCCTACTTCATAATAAACCCCACCATTGGTTCCACCGGCTGATTGTCCTTGAAATCCGTAATAAACAGAAGCATGAGGATTCAATGCCAATGGTCCTAACAATCCAGAGTCCTTATATCCTAGAGTAAGTTCTACGGCTTGAGAACTATTACCCTTACCATTTGGACTAGTAATCAAATGGTAACTTGGAGTCAAAGAGACAGACCCAGCATTCAAGGTAACTCCTGCGGTTACCTCTGAACGATATAGGCTGCCATAGACATTCCCGGCTTTTGTGAATTCTCTGGCTCCTAGATTAACAGAAGCTGAATCGAATCCAAGACCGCTTAAGGTTACCGGAACACTCAAATTCAAATAAGGTTGAGTAGATAGAGAAGTATCTACTTTAACTCCTTTGAAAGTGTAACCAGAAACTACATCTACCCCGAAGCTTCCTTGGAGAGATGGAACGGTGTCACTTGACTTAGGTGCAACGACTGGCTGACCAGCCATTGCGGTGAATGCAGCTGCAATAAGAGCTGCGACGGCATATGCGTATGTTTTTTTCATATGTGGTATTATTATAGGGGGTTTTTAGGGAAGAGCACTCTAATTATTAAACATGGACTTCAAGATAGAGCCAATCGATGAAAATGGTATACTAGATCATGACTTTTATTCCTCCAAGGAATGTGATTCAGCCTTAGAAATAGTTAAAACATATTTGTCTTTAGAAGGATTTAATTCATTAAACATGGAAAGGGAATTTACCATTACCATCAACAAACGATCTTGGAGATGTAAACCCAACACCTATAAAAAGAATAAATAATTTTATGCTTTACCGCATAGATCCTTTAACCCTGGAAGGAACTTTTGATAATGATTTTTACGGTTCTGATGAGTATGCAGATGAAGTCCGAGTTTTAAAATATTATCTTAAGGAAGAGGGTTTTGATGAGAAGATGAAAGAAGAATTTATTATTACAATAAAAGACAGAGCCTGGTCTTGTAAACCTAATAAAGAATCTTAATTATTACATGAATATCAAGCTTCTTCTTACCGGATTATTTTTAATTCTTTCTACAATTACATCAACTAAAGCCGGCATTCGAGCTGGTAAAATTCAATTAAATCCTGAAACGGCATTAACCCTTTCTACCGGAATTGTAATACCCAAGGCTGTAATCGATGCTGAAGTAGGACAGTTTATTTCCATTTATTTGGTGGATGGAACCTGTTACAAAGGGGAAATTACCGAGGTACAAGCCAAGGATGATGTGTTAAAGGTTTATGGTAAGTCCACAAGTCATGAAGAAGTTTATTTTGGGTTTGCTATAAACAGTAAAGGAACCTTTGGTGGAGCTATAGTAGATAAAAAGAATCACAAAACTTATGGATTAGAATTTAGTCCGGAAGTGAAGGGTTATGTATTTTTATTCACCAACAAATATAACAAAGACACTGGAATTTAATTATGGATTTTCAATCTGTTTTCTCTGACATGCAAAAAAGTCTAGAAGATGCTAAGCAATTATTAAGCTCTTCTAGGAAACAATTTCAAGAGCTTAAAAAAACCACAGCCACTCCACCTTCCGTGGATGTGGATCCTTATGATATGCTTTCTCAAGCCATAAAGGATTGTTGTCCGGTAAGTGGTGGAGGCGATCCTACTCTTCCAAAGATAGATAGGGAAGAATTGAAAAAGACTCTTCACAGTGATTTAATGAATAAGATTATTAGTTCTTATCCTGAAGATCTACAAATTGAAATACGGAAACAGATTCAAGTTCTTTCTGAATCTTAATGCTTAAAGCTACTCTCAATATAGGCGTTGGCTCTTTTGGCCTGAGAAAGAAGAGTAGAAGCTTCTGCGTCGATCGATTTGAGGTGGTCTATTCGTAATCCGCCTTCTTCAATAGAATTAAATTTACGTAAAATTAATCCTCGTTCTACTTCGGTATTAATTTTAGATAACAAAACTTTTAATTTTTCTTTCTCTGCTTTAATACTTTCCAATTTAATACGGACCTGTTCTTTGGAATCAACCTCTTTAAAATCTCTATACATCTGTTGTAGTGATTCAATGTTCCTATTACAAACGGAGATCTGATACTGAACTGCTTCTCGATTATTCTTGAGGTAAGGCAAATCAGATTCTAGATATTCTACTCGCGTTTTTTCCACAGCTGCTTCTTGTTTCTCGGTCTTGATAGCATTAAAGCCTGCATATCCTAGAAAGAGGACTAAACAAACAACTTCTTTAGTTACGGGCATCATATTATCGGAGGAAGGTTTCTTCTGTTTTATTTACTTCTAAAATGGTCTTGGCGCGCGCCGCTTTTATTTTCAGCTGCTGAGTAAGATCTTTAATTCTCTCGGCACGTATCTCACAATCACCCAAAACATTCATATCATTGAATAAGGTTCCAGCAGACTGATAGGTTGCGGTTTCTTCTTTGAGAAAGGTCAATTGATCTTTCTGGGTCTGATAAATTTCAAAGAATTCTTTCAAGGCTGCTTCAGCTTTGGGAATCTTTTCATTAAGATCTTTAAGAATATTTTCATACATATTAATCTTCTTAGACCCGTCTATACTAGCATAAGCCTGGTCTACATTTTTAATATAGATCCTCTGCATAGTTTTAAGCTTTACCAACCGTTCCTTAAGGGCGGCATATTGATTACGATAAAGCTCTAATACTACTTCCGTTTCTCCGACATTTTTAATCAAACGGTTCTCGGTTTTGTCTCGAGCCACTTTCAGAGCCACTTCCGTCTTCTCGGTGCACCCGATCAACAACACCGCTACAGAAACGGAAAGGATGATGTTCTTCTTCATGGTTTAATTATACGGTTAAATTTGGGGAAATCCTACAGGGATTTTTACTTCTCTGGACGCGTAGAGATATAAGTGCCAATGCCCCAGCCAAGGGCAAAACAAGCTAATAGTATTAAGAAACTACTCATGATTACTTTTTCTTCATAGCCACTTTTCCAAAGAGCATTCCAGAGGTGGCTATGTCCTCAATGCTCCTCATTTTCCATTGTCCAGTCTTAGAATCATACTCTGCATAGTCATCCATCAATAGACTCTTCTGCCAAAGTTTGATATTATCAATTTTTCCGTGCTCATATCCCGTCCGATAGCCCTGTATATTACCAGCCACATAACCGGTGATAAGAGTAGCTGCTATACCAAATGCAATTAGGTAATTTTTATATTCGTTAATAATTTTCATTTTAATAGAGAGGTGAATTATTTAATTGTATAGGGTTGTATTACTTTACTTCAATCCAGAGGGTATTAACCCCTCGACCTTCTTTAATCAACAGACCAGCATTAACCAGATCTTTCATTACTTTCTGGACCTTAGAAACATCTCCCAAGACCTTAGCGACTACAGCCGGGGTAATAGTACCTACCTTCCTAACTTCATCCATTACCCTATCAGCAGCGACCTGGGTTTTAGACTTCTTGGGGGTTTCTTCTTCAGAAGAATTTACCACTTCAAAACTAAAACCAACCTCGGTCATAGGAAACGCGGTAGATCCGGTACGACCAAAACGATTCTTGGTCACTTCAATTTCACGAACAGATTCATCTTCATCAGAAACTCGAAGCATAATATTAGAATCAACACTATGAGGCAACAAGGTCGAACCCTTATAGGTTCCGGTCTTGGTAATATGAAGAACCAATCCCACCACTACTTCCAATTCCTTGGCCTTGGCGGTAATGTAATTGGAGAGATATTCTTCTTTACGCTTACCTTCCAAACCTTCACGAGTTTCTAGAGAAGGAACAGAATCCAAAATAATCATCTGGAAGCCATTTTCTTTTACAGCATCAAAAATATCTTCAATTACGGTCATATTAGCAATTGAGATATTCTGCAAATTCAAACGACGAGCGGCAAAAGCTACCTGATAGATAGATTCTTCTCCAGAGATATATGCGGTCTTCTTTCCGGTCTGCTCCAGCAACTCTAAGGTCTGGAGAAGCAAGGTGGTCTTACCAGATCCTGGCTCACCAGCCAAGGTGAAGGTCTGACCAGGAAGGAATCCTTCCCCTCCCAGAGCCAAATCTAGATCCTGAACTCCGGTCTTAAACCGGCGATAGAAGATTTCTGGAATTTGGATTTCAGAGACTCGAGCGAATCCGCTCTTTGCATTTATAACGTTCATCTTCATTCTTATATATTAGAGGTTAATGATGGGAAGATCCAGCACGATTTCAGAGGATTTCTCTGTGGTTTTGAACTGGTTGGTGCGGATCATTCTTCTAATATAAAGAAAGATTTGGGGAAAAGAAACCTGAAAATTTTCCGGGAGTTTCCAGGGAAGGGATAAATAATAGATATATGCGTGATAAATCTCAACTTTTGTTAGAACAGGCCTACTCTCTAGTGAGAGAGTCCAGAGCGGCTGCAGCAGAAAGCCAAGCTGCTGGAGAAGATGCTAAGCAATTAGCCATTGAAAAGACTTTAATCAAATCGATCACAGAAGATCTAGTAGCTACTGCAGCTCATCTTAATAATATTAAACCTCTTTTGGGAGTATTTGAACAAGGAACAGACACCCCAGAGCTTCAAGCGTTGACAGATGCCTTTGAATCCGTCTCTGCGGCTCTTCAAGGTCTACAAAGCCGTTTGGGAGAATCTTCCCAAAATACAGCTCCAACAGATGAGTTTCCGGAAGAGGCTCCGCTAGAAGCTCCTACTGAGGATATGCCTCCTTCTGAATTTTAATTTCCTATAGAAGCCCAAATCAAAATCCCTCTTCTGGCCAAATCCAGAAGAGGGTTCTTTAAAGAATTTGCGTACAGAATCGCTACCTGCACGTGTCAAACCCATCACAGCTTCGGTTGTGATGGGTTCTTTGTTGATAATCTTAAAAGCAAGTCTATAATAGATAGATGAGTGAAGAAATGTCTACTGTAGAATTAGATATGGCAGAATGGCCTAGAGAATTTCTAGAATTTCTAATTAAACAAAGTTGTGAAAGAGATATTACCGTTAACAAGGTACTAGAAAATTGTTTGGTGAAATATCTGAATGAGGTTGAAGATCCCACAAAACCTTAGTATTATGATGTCATGAAATTAGTGTCGTTTGAAACCATCTCAGAGCTTCTCCCTATTGAAGGGGCTGATAGGATTGAACTGGCTCGTATCCAGGGTTGGCAGTCAGTAGTTAAGAAGGGAGAATACAAAGTAGGAGATCGAGTAATCTTTATTCCAATTGATACGATGATTGCTCCGGCAGTTTGGAATCAATTTCTGTGGGACAAAAAAGATCCTACCAAACCTATTAGAATTAAAACGGCCAAGCTTCGTGGAGCCATCAGTCAAGGTGTTATATTTCCTACCACACTAATCAGTGCTCAAGAGATTTGGGATCATTATGATGATCCGGACGAAGACGTTTCTTTAGCAGGTATACTTGGAGTTACCAAGTACGAGAAACCCATTCCAGCCAATCTAGCCGGTAAAGTAGCTGGAGATTTTCCTACTCATCTACTGTCTAAGACTGATGAAGATAATCTGAAATCTAACATACAAGTTTTAGCAGAGTTTGAGAATGCAGAGACGGTTGAGGCAACCTTAAAAATTGATGGTACCAGTGCTACTTATATTAAAGAAGTAGACGGCACCTTTCGAGTATGTTCTCGTAATCTAGAATTGTATGATGGAGAAAATGTATATTGGCAAATGGCTCGAAAGTATAATATTCAAGAGATTCTTCAGCCTGGTTATTCAATTCAAGGAGAAATTGCAGGTCCTGGTATCCAAAAAAATCCAGCTGGTTTCTCAGAAGTTGGATTATATCTTTTTAACATGGTAGATTTGGCTACGCGCAAGTCAGTAAATAAGATGAACTGGATTGATGGTTATGGAGTAGCATCAACAATTCCAGGAGTTCCAGTTGTTAAGATTTTTAATAAAAATTTTGATATGTATTCTATTGACGATTTACAAAAATGGGTTAATGGAATCCAATATCTTAACAGTAAACCAGCAGAAGGAATTGTGTTTAGAGCTTATAATAAAGCCGGAGAATTGATGTATAGTAAAACTCTGCAGAAGATGTTAAGTGTGAAAATCATTAACCAAAACTACATTGACTAAAGAACTTATATTATCTGGATACTATCTAGTTATTAGTATCTTCACAGCTTTTGTTTTTACTAAAATCAAAGCTAATGAATTGTCTATATACAACTCATTCTTTATTAGTTTTTTATATGCAGTGGGAGGATTTATTTTATTAAAATATTCAGACTTATCTTTGGTAAAACAATCAGCTATGATCACTCTGATTTCTCGTTTTGGTTATCTTATCGGATTATCCTTTATGGGAGAACAAATTGCTTTGATGCAATGGTGTGGAATTGCCATAATGACCTTTGGATCTTTCCTTACCAATAAATAGTTTAAAGTTTCCTTTCCCACTATTTTCCATCACAATAAAACCATGAAAAAGTTCCTAGACGATAAACCAATGTGGCGCTATATATTTTTAGCCTGGGCAGCCGTAACCTGTTGGCTAGTCGGATCTGTTTCAATAGGATTACTGTTTGCTTACATTTACAAAGCCTTTATTCGATGAAACAAACAACCAACACCAGCAAACCATTAAATTCAAAAGATTCAACTGATAAAGAAATGTCCCTAATCGAAGCAGAAAAGTATTTAAGAAAAATAGGTGAGTGGCATGATGTGGTAAAAATGGATCGAGAAACAGTGATTAAATGGGCTACATTTTTGAAAAAAAGAGAGGAAGAACAGAGCAAATGAATAACAAAACCATTTTCGTCGTCAGAACAACAACCGCCGCCAAAGGAACTAAAGTCAATTGGCCAGACTTAAATAGTTCAGACAAATATGATACTGTGTTAAAAACTATTCACGAGATTGACTATGAAAATTATACAGTCCAAATAGACGGAGAAAACGGCCCACAATTTGATCTACACACTCTACCAGAGGGAGTAGGATTTTATACCCAAGTAACTCCCCCAGTTAAAGGTTCTAAAAAGAAAGAATAATAAAGTATAAGTATTTGTATGAGAGTCGTATTTAAAAGTCTTTTAATATGGTCTTTCCTATGCAGTGTAGGATTCTCCCAGTCATACTTGCCAGTCATGCCCGTAGTATCTACAGGAGGTTTACAAACTTCCCTGACTACCAGTGGAAGTCAATTTACTCCAGGTTTAGTAACTACTACAATTAATAGCAGCTCTCTGCAAGCTAACTTCCTAGCCACGGCTACTATAAGCAATCGAAGCAAATACACTATCCCATTAATATTTGATAATAAATATCAAGCTGATCAGGCTTGGGTATTTTCTCTGTATAAAGACAATAACTTGGTTTGGACAGATGCTAGAGTATATGCTCTATTTGCAGCAGATTATTTCTTTCCCATAAGATATGCTTTAACACCGGGAAGGTCTTTAACCAAAACTATCAGCATTCCGTTAGCAGACTATAAAGGTATTCCTTGGTCTGCTGGGGAATATGTATTAGAAGCTTGTTTATTGTCTAATTCTAAAATTAAAAGTAGTACAATAATCTATATTCAACCCACTTATGAAAAAATGGGGACTATCAACGGGGTAATTCGTCAACCTATTAAAGATTCTTATGGTTACTACAATAGTCCTAATCAAGTATTTGTAATAGTATCTCCTTCAGATACTTCTATTCCTTTAAATGGTTATAACAGCTGGACTGGTTATACAGATAATAAAGGCCTTTTTAAAGCTTCATTATTGTCTGGAACCTATAGCATCAAGGCATATGTACCCGGAACCTCAGTTAGTAATGTATTATATACTTCTACTCCCATTGTCTGGGGAGGTACCAATACAATTTTGAGTTCTGGTTCCATAGTACCAGCTATAGTGGAATTGAAAATCCCTTAACATGAATATCAGCAAACATGGCAAAGAGCATGATAAGCTAGAACATTGGCTAGGCAAACATAATAGAAAATTTGAATTGCTTAGAACCTTTACTAGTATTTTGAGTGCTACTGCTTCTATTATAGTTCTTTTGAAATTATTTAATTTTATCTAGTTGCTAAAGAAATAAGTTTATATATTATATAATATGAATTATGTTCATTTAGCTACTTTAATATTGGCTCCTATAGCTTTAATTTTAAGTTGTATGTCTGATGATTAGAGTAGATATCGTGACACCTACCCACCCTCTTAATCAAGTTCGGACGCTCAGCGATTAAGAGTATGGCTTGTTCAATCTTGAGTGGTGTAACAGATGGGAGAGACTTCATCCTAGATTTATTTGTCTGAATAAATGGTTGTAAATTTAGGAATTATTATTTAACCTCAGGCTTTGACGGCGAATTTGTCTAGAAAAAAGAGTCGTTGAGTAATGGGATAAAGTCCGGAACAAAACCCATAACTTCCTTTATTTTATGAGTAAATTAAACACAGTTCAAAACGGCAAAGGAAGTAAACCTCGGCCAATTAAAAATCATAAAAAATACATTGAAAATTGGGATGCTATTAACTGGTCAAAACCCAATCCCAAGCCTCAAGATTCCAATGGCAATTCCCATAAAGAAGATTTAAGATCTTAAACATGAGCGATACCAATCAGCCAAGTGATAAGTTTAAGAAAGCCATGGACAGTCTGCAAGAAACCTTGAAAGTGGTGGAAAGCAAGATCTTTGATCAGCTTTACGAAAAGGCCTTCAATGATGCTATTGGATATCTTGCGGACGAGGGATTTGTTACAGTTTATGAAGAAAACGGACAAACCTTTGTAAGGCTGCGTTCAGAAGAAGAAATTGAAGCTGAAATTGCAGAAATTGAAGAATCTTAGAAGTATTTTTGCCGTGTTTTTGAGATAAGTATTTACATGGCAAAAGGAAATCATAGTCAACGTAAAGAAGTTAAAAAGCCTAAGAAAGAAAAGCCTAAGAAAGTTGCTACTAGAAATACAAGACAGAGCTAATTCTTTTCTTCTTACGCCTTATACTTTCAAGGGGGTCTTTCACAAGAGAGACCCTCTTGTTTTTTATTGTATTTCCTCATATTTTGGAATATTATTCTAATATGAACCTAACAGAGTCTCATACAAAAGAATCCTTTGTCATTGAAACCTTCATCAACGGAGAATGGGAACTATTTGTAGAATATGATAATAGATCAGCAGCCGAGACTTGTTTAGCAGAACTTGTTGAATCAGAACAGAAACGGTCCAAAGCTAGAATCATCCATAAAATTGTTAAGACGACAACCGACAAATGGCTTTTAAAACAAATTGAATTATGAATTATCCATGGACTGATCCAGTTAAAAAGTTAAAGAAGGCTTTAGAAAATTCAAAAAATAAAGAGCCTATCAGATACACTCCAGAAGAATTTCATGATTATATAGATTCTATAAAGAATCGAGATTATCCTCTTATTAATAGAATTTGGGATAAAATTCGTTTTGGATTTTATGATTTTACTTGGTATGTCTACAGATTATACAAACCATGTCACAAACGTATTCGAAAAGTCATTCCGAGAAGTTGGTGCGATCTAACAGAATTAACTTTGTTGGTTAATTTCGAAATCATTAAATCTTTTGTAGAAGATGAAATGGATATGATTGAGTGGAATTCTGATGAACACCATAAAGCAGCGGCAGCATGGTTAAATGCATCATACAAATATATCACAAAAGAAAGAATTCAATTAGAAGAAGATTTGAGAGTTGCTTACAACAATGTTGATTATAGATCAGAATTGCCGTATGATGAAAAATATAAAGAAGTGCTTCGTATTGAAAAAACCATTGAAGAATCAGACAAATCTGTTATAATCGGTTTAGCTAATTATAGAATCTTTTTATGGAGTTAAATTTATGGGAATGTTCGATACAGTACTCGTTAAACAAAGCCTAATCAATTCATTAGTTGATGATGAGATTAAATCTGCTTTGCAAGAATCGGTGGAAGATGATTATTATCATTTTCAAACTAAAGACTTAGAAAATTTTCTTTGGCATTATTATATTGAAGAAGATTTGAAGATGTATGTGAGTAAATATTCTTTAGAAGCTGATGAGGATGCTAAATTTGGAATCAAAAGTGTTGAACATCCAAAAGCATTTTCAGAGAATGTTACAGAGTATATTGAGTTTTATGATTTCTTAGGGGATGTAGGAGAGAATAGTGTATTCATTACTTTTAAAGCTCATGTATTAAAGGGTGAAGTAAAATCTATAGAGCTTCTTAATATAGAAAAAACTCCTTTAGCACAGATTCGAGACGATGGAAAGAAATCGATAGCAAGATGGGAAAAGATTCGTGCTGATTGGAATTGGAAGGTTATGGAGTTTGTACAAGAATTCACTTGGAAGCTGGAGAAATTAATTATTCGTCCTCTTAACATATATCAAGAAAAACTTAGAAAAGCAGTAATGAACAAATATCCTGAAGAATAACATTTTAGTTTGACTTTTAATTACAAAATCTAAATAAGATTATGAATTTGTCAACTATATGTGAAGGATGCAGGTGCATTAACACAGAAAAAATTCCCTATAGTCAAGCCCAAAAATATTTAGATGGAAGCTTAGTAACATTTGCTATTATCATCTCATTAGCTATTCTAGGATGGGCTGTTTATGATTTCTATCACGATTACCTAAAAAAATAGGATGGAACGAACTTTAGTTATTTTGATGGGAAATGCCCGGGGTGGTGAAGAGACTTGGCGTTCCATGTATCAAAATTTATTAAGACCTTATAGAGCTGATCTAGCTCTTTTATTTGGTAAGACAGAAGATCATTCTAGTTCCTTGTATTCCCGAGCTCAATATGTTTGGGAATTAGAAGAGTATACAGATTGGTATGATTACTATGCAACCAATTGTGAAGGTAGTTATTGGTTTGATTTCTTTCAAACCAATCAAGAATCTGGCATTGGTGGTGGAATAAGAAATTTCAAAGGATCTGGAGCTATCATTTTTGCCTTTAGACATTATCTAAAAAAGAATTTCTTGTCTGTATTATCTCAATATAATCGCATCATACTAACACGATCAGATTTTTATTATATAGACAAACACCCTTTGCTTCCCAATAATGGATTATATGTAGTAGAAGGGGAAGATTACGGCGGGATTACAGATCGTCATCACATATTCCCCTCTCATATGTCTGAAAAGG